CATCTCGGGCTATATATCAGTAGAGACATCTAATATGTATAAGGGTATTTTGTAAAAAAAAATTAACGCATAGTAATAAAGATGATGAACTTGTATTTGATGATTATTCTTATTGCTGTTGTCCTGTTACTCACAGTCAGACGTGAACCCTTCACTGAGATGTTCGGATTTTCAGGACACACTAAACCTACTGGTCGTATTCGCCTAGATGATTCCAAACCCAATCTTGCTGGGTATAAGAAAGTGGAAGTTGGTGTTGATAACGACCTAATGCAAGAATTTGTTCTCCAAACTAATAAAGAAATCACCAAGCGCACTGGTCTCTGTACCTACATTATTGAGACCACCGATGTTAAGAAGTATGTAAAGGAAGACAAAGAACTTTACGAGTGTAGCTTCATGAACGTGAAAAATAATGGATTCGCGTTTGGTTTTATAGTTGCATCCTATTTTGAAGTCGTAAATGGAAATGTCAAATTGGTATCTCTCCGTACACAACCACTTGATGCTGAATCCGCGTCCGAAATTGCACCCTTCGTGGATAGTGTTTCTGGTAAGGATTTCGTAAACTATGATCTGGTCAAGGAGAGGGCCACACCCACTCTCGGTGAGTTAGAAATGGCTAAAAATAAATTGCAGTAATTATAATGATCAGCATCAATGATGTGACAAGGATTGATGAAAGGAGAAAGCAGATCAGGAAGGATATATATACACGAATATATGAACAGTTTTCTCGTAAAATAAAACAATGTGTTGAATTGGGTCACAAACAGGTGTTTTTAACTGTACCCACATTTGTTATCGGCTGTCCAACTTTTGATAGAGCTGCAGCAGGTAGGTATGTAGCACGACAATTTACGTTGGGTGGATTTGATGTGAGACTTGTGAGTGAGTATGATTTGTATGTTTCATGGAATATACCCAAAAAGAAGAAGGAAAAGAATATTGTGACGGAAGAAACCGACTTTCCGGATTTGATGAATCTCAAGAAGATGGCTGATAAGTACAGGAGAAGTGCGTAGTCTAGCTATTAATAAAAACACACTCAATGATAAATGGACAATTTAAACGTGCTCGTTGAAGCTAAGAAAGAATACTTAGGACAACTATGCCTCATCATGTCTCCAGTTATGATTGAAGTATTTCATGGTATGTATGAAGAAGCCACAAAACTCTCTAAGGGTAAAAAAAGTCTAATCATGTTTCAAAAGCTTCTCAAAGAGGTTCCAAATTGGTCTAATCAAATGTCTGCTCAACATGCGAGTAATATCGCCGATCGCTGTGCGTGGTTTAGTGATCTCTTAGCCGCTGTTTTCGTTGCATGCACTAAGATTCTCTCTGCAGTTCGTCTCAAATCTGATAACAAGAAGATTTCATTGAAATTGCCAACTAATGAGGTTTTCATTCAGACGTGCTATAATAATACTGCCAAAGATCTTTATAAAAATCCTTATATTTTCCACGAGGAACAGAGTGAGTATATGAGAGATGATCAACTTACACAGCGTTTTTGTCTATGCATTGAGTCTACTGTGAAAGAGCTCATTCCAGTTCAACAGATTCTTCAGACGTACATGTCCCAAGATAATAGCCGTGACATTGATCTAGATGGTGATGTTCACGATACCGAGGATCCGGATGTATTTGATGGTCATGAAGAGCCACCCCTTCCAGAGCCACCCTTTCCAGAGTCAGAATCTTTACCCGAGAATGAGGACATGATGGGTACAGAAGAGCAAATCCAACCAACTGGTCTAGAGAATGAGTTCAAGACGGTTCCCGGTGTTGAAGCACCAGAACCCCAACTAGAACCCCAGTCAGAACTAGAACCTCATTCCGAGCCAACTTTTGGTATTCCACCTCAGGCCATTGACGAAGATGAAGGTGTTCTCTTTGGTGACGCACCGGATCATCGTGTAAAAAAAACTGCGTATAATTAAATGGAGTTATCCGACTATCTCAGAGACCCAATGTCCGCTGCTCTCATAGCCGCTGTTGTCACCGCTGGTTATATTCACGCCAAGGCTCAACTTAACAATGAAGGTAAGTTAGAACTTAACAAGTATGCTAAACCAGCTGTTCTCAATGCTATCCTAGTATTCTTCATTGTGTCAAATGGTATAGGACAAAGAGAATCAATTTCTACTGAACCTTTTTAAACTTAAAGAATACACTTATAATATAAGAAAATGGCGTCTGTCACTGCGTTTAATGACATGCTCTCTCAATTTCTTGTGGAATTGCACAAGACTTTTCCAGAGGAAAAGGGTATCAAGAAGATGACTACATCTTTTGAATTGATTAAGGACACCAACCCTCGTCTCATTGTTGATGGTTTCATGAATGGTGTAACTCCTTATGCGGATAAGATTTCTGGTAAGGATGAATCATTTCTTTTGGAGGAGATTGAAACGATTGACTTTCTCAAGGATTTGAACATTAAGAGTTATTGGTCTCGTATGAGTGACTCTACAAAGGCTGCGACTTGGCAGTACCTTCAGACCCTGTATATGCTTGGTATGACAATTAACTCCGTTCCAGCTGATACACTCAGTCAGATTGAGAAGATTGCGAAGGGTGTAGCTGATAAGATGCAGACAGATGGCGGTGATCTTGATCAAGACGCTCTCATGAAGATGATGGGTAGCATGCTTGGTGGTATGAACAAAAAATAAACCTTAATATATATTAAATGAAGACCTGGTTTGAAGATCCTCAGCAACTCATTAGATCTGATCAGGTTCTTCAATTCTGGCCAAATAATGAACAAACTCCAGAAGACCGAATTAATGCCTCTTCTCGTTTTATAATTTACGCATGTTGTATCATTTACGTTACTCGCCGTGATCCACGGATTTTCGTCCTTGGTAGTACTCTTTTAGGTGTTCTTTATGTAATGTACAAGTCTAAAATGGTGAAGGAGGGATATGGAATTAGTGTGAGTGGAGACGGGCGTGGATGTCAAACACCAACATTAGACAATCCCATGGCTAATGTACTTATGACGGATTACTCTGACGCCCCTAACCGACTTGAGGCCTGTTACTACCCAACAGTGAAACCATTTGTTAAGGCGTATTTAGATGATCGTATCCCATATGATTCTGGTAGATCTAGATCACCCCATCCATCTCAACACCGCAATGCCTCTGCTCGTCAGTTCGTAACGACTGCTGTTTCTCAAATTCCAGGCGATCAAACTTCTTTCGCTGAATGGTGTTATGGCCCCAAAAATGGACGTGATTGCAGGACCAACCCTGAAATGTGCAGTCCAAACGCTCGAGGCACTCAATTAGAGGCTTTTGCAGGTCTTGACCTCGCTGGTGATAGCCGAGTTTCTCATCGGGGACACGGAATTAGTTCATCTTAGATATAAATATTCTCATGTAATAATAAATATGGCATACCAATTACAACCTGGTCTTGCAATAGTTCAAAATACGGGTGCTCTTCCATCGGTGAAGGCCACTGAGGAGGTTTTCGTTTACCCCCAGCCCAGTACCCTTAACTATTGCTGTCGTCCAAATACTATGCTTTATGGAACCGCCCCCTATATGGCTGGCAAAGGTTCTCCAGCGCAATTCATCGAAGTGAGTGATCAACTTCGCCCTCAATCTACCTCGCGTTTCAATAGAGTCATTGTGCCAACCTATGAACGTAACCTTTTCCCCCTCTCCAATATGGAGTGTAAGGTACCTCTTCGTTCCATCGGTTATGAACCAATGAGTACTCGCGCGGAACTCCAGAACGGCCTCTTTCAACGAAGATACGCTAATAAAAATGTTACTAAAAACTAAGAATGGCGGATCCTATTTCACTTGCAGCTATCGCTGGTTTAGTTTTTGCTGGTAGATCATTGAGTTCCCGGTCTAAACCGGATCCAGTTGAATCAACTCCAACTTCAACTCCAACTCCAACTCAAGAACCCCAATTTACTTATAATAATGATGATGTTCCCGATTTTATTGATCGTGATTTTGAAGCACGTGTAGAAATCCCCATGAAGAAAGAAATGGGTACTTTTGGTGACACCACCCCTCAACAGAGGAGTGGTGGTCAAGAGATTCTCAATATGAGAAACCGTATGTACGACACTGGTCGTATGAACAACCTTTCCCCAGTTGAAAAGCAATTGGTTGGCCCAGGTTTGGGTATTGGTGCTAATACTCCAGCAAGTGGTGGTTTCCAACAGATGTTCCGAGTGAACCCGGAGAATGTGGGTGCTTACCGTCTCACTACTCTTCCAGGTCGCTCTGGTCCAGCTGCGGATGTAACTGGTGGGCGTTCCGCTGTTGTCGGTCAATTGCAACACAATAAACCTGATACCACAGCATATCTCCCATCCCGTCTTCCAGCGATGCCTGGTCGTGCCCAGGGTATGTCTGGTGCTGTACCAAGAGCCAGTCATCAGAAGACAATGAGAACCACGAACCGATCTGAGACTGGTCTTCGTGAAGATGGATTAGGTTTCAATGGTGCGAAGCGTTTCATATCTGCTCAAACTGTGCCTCAAGATCCCACTCGTTTCAAGAGTGATCGTAACGATCAACAATTTTCCCACTACAGCCATGCGTCTCCCGGTATCACCAATTTCACCGGTGCTTACGCAACCAGTGCGGCTGCTCAGATTACTTCAAAGAACAATGAAGAGTTGATGAAGTATGGGTTCCGTCCAGAAGATCGTCGTGGTAAGGCTAACCGTATGGGTAACGCTGGTCGTATGAATGTGAGAGAGAGTGCACTCAAACAGGGTGGTCGCCTCACAGCTGTACGCTCCGATACTTCCCGCATTGATGGTCGTGTGAACGCTGCAAATGGGGCTTGGACTCAAAACTACCAACAGAAGCCTTTTCACCAATTCAACGCCTATAAGGGTAACGAGAATCCATATTCTCGCGACTTAGGAATCGCATCCAGGCAACTCCAGAACAACCCATTGTCTCACAGCATTTGCTAAGTTTACTTTATTAATTAGACAAAAACATTCATTAAAATATTGTACCTATATTTTAATGAAGGTTCATACCCTTGATATAGATAGTGGCGAGAGAGATACTAATGTATATACACACGCCAATAGTTATTCAATCACTCTCAAAGAAGCTATTTATGACGTTACACATATTAAACTTGTGTCTGCTCGTATTCCAACCCCTCAGCTAACCACATGTGTTACGAATAAATCATTTACTGTAAAAGGTTCTGGTGGTAACGATGTTTCTTCTAGCCTAATTACTTTAGATGAAACCAATTATGCTAGTGGAACAGCCCTTGCCTCTGATCTTGATACTAAAATGCAACCACCTATAACATGTATAGATTCTGTTATATTTGACACTGATACAGAAGCTTTAACATTTTCAAATACTCATAATAGTAATAACTTCACCTTCTCATTTTTTGATGGACAGAATGGATTCTTAAGTAATACAGCTATTACAACACCCCATCAGGTTATCGGATTTTCTTCTTCTAACCATACATCATCAGGAAATAGTATTGTATCAGGAGCTATTAATCTGGAAGGACCAAACTCCCTCATTCTTCGTATAAGATCGGGGTCAGATGAGTTTACAAAAACTGTATATTCAGCGACACCATTCTATACCGGTCATATTCTTATGGATGGTACAGACTTTATAAATTTTAACGGTACAGATGACCCACTCACACACGAGTTCTACAGTGGACCACAGAAGTATATAAAGGAACTTCAATTGGAGTTCTTCTATATGAGTCACGGGCGTCTCATCCCATATGATTTCAGAAATCAAGATCATATTTTGAAATTTGAAATTACATGTTCTACAGATAAGTTAGAGGGTCTCCCTAGAGTTAGAGTTCCATTAGATGATGAGGTTGTTGAAAAGGATTTGCCGCCACCAATAAGTATCACCGAAGCTGTGGTTGATTCTTATAAATGGAAAGAATATCTTTCTATCGGTATTATTGTGTTTATTGGATTGGTTCTCCTAATTCTTATGAAGCGTAAACCAAAAATTACCGGGTAACCGCGTACACAGGTTTAGCAGGTTTAGAAACACGGGTAGAAATAGTGGAGATGATCAGGTATACCGCGATGGAGAGGAGGGTAGTGAGGATCGCAGTCAGAGCGTACTGAGAACCACCGTTCTTGGGCACCTTGATTACCTGTTGGATGAACCAACGGACGAGATCCATCCATGACATGGCAGCCGCGAAGGAAAATCCCGCGACAATGGCGTTGAGTGATTGAGTCTCGAGTTCTTGGGATACGAGATTGACAGTCTTGAGAGCTTGAGCGGAAGCAGCTTCCATTGTATATTATAACATATATATAGAAAATTTTATTCAGGTAAAAGTTCTTCTTTCTCTACTAATTTCTTATACTTGGGTCTCCTGACAACAGGTGATATGGCAAATATTTGCTCTTCATCATCTGAAGAATCATCTTCTGTACTGGATTCTGATTCGTCTTCATTTGTTACCTTAAATGATTTATACTCGGAATTCGTCCAACCTTCTGGCTCATCAGACGACTGCCATGTGGTCATTACTATTAATTAGTATTTTTTAACATGGATTCTGCCCGTTTCTGGCGGCATCCACGAGTTCATCAGTAGCCTTTTTTAACATCTGTTCTACTGGGTTTTGTGGCACCCACGAGTTCCAACTATCATAGGCCTCATTAATTAGGATAAACTTTGGATCTGTTCCTGAATACCTTTCAAAGATGGGACAATCCTCTACAGGTACACAATCCATTTCTTCATCTGAGTCATCCGAGTCTACTTCGTCGTAAATCTCTGGAAACATTGGCCCAATTGTATCCCCAACCGTCTTCATAGCACAGTATTTCATCGAATACTCCAGGTCTTCTGGAATTAGAGTATCTCTTCCACACGCTCTGGAGTATTCGGCTGCTAGTATGGTACTCTTTTCAAAAACAGGGAGAACAAGGTCGGTTATTGTTTCAATGTATTGCTCAAGCATTGTGTTAGCATCATCACCGAAGCCGGTTTGCATATTCATCTTTAATACTTGACGTCAAAAAGAGTTCTGGCAGTTCCCTCACCAACACGAAGAATATTGTGACTGAGTGCGTAGACTCTCAATTGACGTTTATAATCCACACAAGGTGTGAGACTTAGGTTGAGGATTTGCTCTTTCAAGAGACTGAAATTGATCTGCCCAGTTGGATACCATTTCTCAGGTTCTAGTGCAAAACTATATGAATAAAATCGTCTGATGAGTTGAGTCTTGGAATGATGAATCGCTGCCTGAACAGCTTTAAGAAAAATGACATTACCTGTTTCCTCTGTAATAATTGGCTGACCATCTAGGTCAAGTGTCAGATAGTTAAGGTTTTCATAAAGAATGTATTTACCACCTGTATCGGCTAAAGTGTTATCATAATCAAATGGTGTTATAAACTCACCCTGTGCGGTACCTATATCACCTTGTCTTTGAATCACAAAGTAGAGTTCCTTCACTGGGTTTACAAAATCTAATTTGAAACCACCTTCCTGTTCACCTTGAGCGATATCAAAAATATTCTGTTGCACTTGCGTGATCACATAATCCGTCTTTTCTGTTTCAATTTTGATTCGGTCACATGATTCTAAGAATATAACTTCTGCACATAATCTAAAATCCTTTAGGTGAATAGTCCCAGGTGTCACAGGTTGAAGAGATCCATTAGAACCTTTTATGATCAAGTGATCATGATTGCGAAGTTGAATCTCAACTTCAACTTCTTGTTTCTTTATGGCACAGAGAGGTATCGCCAATTCTGGATTATTGTAAAAATAAAAGGGGAGATCCACGAAGAACTCATCCTCTGTAGTAGCTGTTCCGATCACACCAAGTATATCTTTGTCTGATACTCTCTCTGATACTGTGCGTTCTGGATATTTCCCAATCAACTCCTTGAGGGCTCTCTGTTTCGTTTGAGTGACATTGTGTTCAGTGTAAATCTGAAGATAATCACTTGGTAACCTCTGAATAACCTTCCCACCGATGATGAGATCTGCATGCTCTATGAGAGCATGACCGATAGACTCTATAAATCTAGGATCATCGTAAATGAGGGTGGAAATGATTGGTAACTTAATCTTCACACTGAGAGTTGTCAGTAAGTCACCGGTATTTTGAGAAACTCTAAATCTCACTTTACTTCCAAAGTCAGCAGTGGTCTCTGGATCTATATTCACATATTCTTTTGCAAAGTTTGTATGTTTTCTGAAACTCTGTAAAAAGTATGTATAGTCTGGATTAATTGTGAAGAACCTATCTTGTGGTCCAGATGTTAAAAGCTGTACACGACCAGCCATTACTAATATAACATTCTAAAATTTTAAACCTGCTAAACCAGCATTCACACGAAGTATGTTGTAGTTGACTGCGTATACTCTGGTATTGTTATTGTCATTTGCATTTAAGGGGTTTATTTGAATTGTGAGAAGTTTATGAGATATTCTACTCATATTGACTTGCCCAGTTGGGTAGTACACCTCTGGGTTGAGGGAAAAGCTATACATACCAAACTCCGACTGTTTATAGTTCGTACCAGCTACGTATTCTGGGGGACTGACATGATACTTTAGAGCCTGTTCGTAGACAAGAAACTTACGATCTCTATCAAACACCACCTCGTTATTAAACTTAAGTTTCACATTTGTAATAGTATTATACCTATTTGGATGATTGGCTCTCACAGCCTCCTCTGATTGAGATACAAAAAAGAGTTCCCTCACTGGGTGTGAAAAATTCAACATTACGGATTTAGTATTCTCACCGGGTTTCATGACAAATTGAGACATTTGAACTTGTGTGATAACATAATCAATCGGTCTAGTCATGAGATAATCACGTTCTCTATTTGTGAGAAATACAAACTCTGTGTCTATAGAACACTTTATAAGATTCGCTGAAACATTCCCAGATGCACCACCCTCTATAAGTTGACTGAGAGGTCTCAATTTAATTTTAACCTCAACTAATTGTTTTGTGAGGGCACATGTTGGTATAGACAAACTCGGGTTACGGTAAAAGTAAAATGGAAGGTCCATAAAGTATGTGTAATTACCATTGTAACTCAAGAGTCCACCATGACCATTTAGAAAGTAAACCGTCTGATCAGTGTCATCATCGGTGTTGTTAATCTGCTGATGCATGTAAATGTATTCCCCTGTGATTTTCTGAATACTCTGACCACCTATGAGAAGTTCAGCACTCTCCACCAAATGTGAAATAATAGAGGGGGACCATTCATCACCCCCAGGTGAGGGGTCATCCAATGTAACTTTTAGTGTCATATTGTTAATCAGATCACCTTTATCATTTGGTATATGATAATGAAGGGTTTTACCAAAATCCAGATCAACGCCATCAAATTGACATTCTACATAATCAATCGCGAACTTTGTGTGTCTCCTAAAATTCATCAGGAAATACGAAAACTGTGGATCTCCTGTGAGCCACTGGTCTTGGACTCCAGTGGCAGCCAGCATCAAGCGACCCGACATTCCTACAGTATGTGAGTAAAATTTTGTTAAATAAAACGAGACACTACTGTAGAATGAATCTTCAATTGAAGAAGTTCAAACCCGAAGGTATCGCTGATGATAAAGTGTGTGTATTTATTGGAAAACGTAATACCGGTAAATCAACCCTAGTGAAAGATATCATGTACCATAAGAAACATCTTCCAGCTGGTATAGTTCTCTC